ATTTATCATCCTCTTCAACTTTACCAACCCCAACTTTATCTTTTTCTAATTTTTCCCCCGATCTTTCAAACAATTCTTTTTATAAATACATTAGAATGCAAATCGAATCTTTAGGAGATATTGTAGGCTGTAAATTTACAAGAATTAGAAGTTTTTTAAAATATTTAAATTCAAGTAATTTTTCTAATGGAATAAATCCGTATACAGATGATACTTCTATAGTTGAAATAGAATTACCAAGAGATATATATTATATTGATAGAAAAAACATAGAAACTAGATCGAAATTAGAATTCACTTTAGCTTCTATATTAGATGTGGAAAATATAAATCTTCCAGGAAGAATGATTTTAGGTTCTAGATGTCCATTTCAATATAGAGGAGAAGGCTGCTTGTACGAATATAATACAAGAAAAACTAATATACATAGTGGAATATATGGACAAGTTACTAATCCAGGAGTTCAAATACATCTTCCATTAGAAGCTCCACCAGTTGCAACAGATAATGACGAATTATATTTAGGAACAATATTTACTGGTCTAGCAGATCAATTAAGGTTTAGTGGTATAAGTTATATATCTGTTGGAGCAGGAAATTATGGAAATCTTAATCAATGGAGTTTTACAAATTATACTCTTGGCGGAGCAGGAACAGATTTAGCAGCAGCTACAATTTTAAGTGATGGGAGCACACTGGTCGTAGGAGCCACATCTCAAGCGTCAATTGGAACAGTGCAATTAATATTAAATACTGGAGTAGAAATCACAAGAATTAGAATAGCATCACGTACTACATTTACTAATAATTATCAAGTTCAATATTCTCCACATGCTGGCATTTGGCAGACCGTTAGAAATATAAGTGGAGAAGATTTGACTTGGGCATTAAATGGTAGCGCATCTGGAACCTATTCATTAGACTTTCCTTCTAGAGGAAATCATACAGGATGGAGAATTATAACAACAAACTCTTCTGCTGGAACGCAAATTTCAGAATTAAATTTTAGCGGACAATTTAGAATTGGAGATCAAGGCTTATGGAATACAGGAATAGCTTATCAACGAGGAGATTATACTTATTTAGAAAAAGATGGAATAAAATATTATTTCGTATCAATAACTGGACATACTGCAGATGTTTTTAATACTCCACCAAATAGAGCTTATTGGGGATCAGATAGTTGCAGTAAAACTATTTATGGATGTAATCTAAGATGGTTAAAAAATCCTTATTTTAGACCAGTTTTATGGCCAACTACAAGAGAAGGATGGGATAGAGACACTTTTATAAGAAAATATCAAATTACTGGAACAGGCAATCCACCTGGCCCCAATGGTGGAGTAGATGCTCCATCAAATATAAGAAGATTGATAACTCCTCCGTGGTATAAAACTGGAGCTCAAGATGGATGGCCAAGAAGACCAGATGTTCATGATCCTAATAGCCCATATGCTCATGGAATACCAAAAGATATTAGTGGCGAATACTTAAATGGATTTTTACCTTTTGGTGGTTTCCCTGGAGTAGAAAAAATATCATGAAATTTAATAAAATTACTAACCTTATTAAAAAACATGCTCTGGAAGAATTTCCTAATGAATGCTGTGGATTTATAGTAGAAAAAGACAATATTTTTGATTGTATTAAAAGTAAGAATATTGCAAAAATACCAACAAGAGACTTCAAGATAAAAATTTCTGACTATTTAGATATAAAAAATAATTATAATATACTCTATATTTATCATAGTCACTGTGATGAAAAATATAAAGACTTTTCTGGTAAAGATATTTTGGCATCAGATGGAATAGGAATTAATTATTTATTGCATATAGTGAATACAGATATATTCAAAATATATGAATCTAATAGTTTTTCTAAAAGATACATTGGAAGAATCTATGAATATAAAAAATATGATTGTATGAGTTTAATTTTAGATTATTTAAAAAATGAATTTAATATTTTAATAAATGCAGAACCAATATATAATTTTTTTGAAAATAATGGACACATGAACGCAGATCTAAAAGAAATAGTTGAAAAAATTTTTATTCAATCAAATAGAATTAAAAAAATCGAAAACTTAAATGATATAAATAAAAATGATATTTTTTTAATGAAAAATCATCTTGACAAAGCTTGTCATTTTTCAATTTATATGGGAGACAATAAAATTTTACATCATACTCCAGATCGCTTCTCTAGAATTGAAGATTACTGTAACTCTTGGAGAAGGAGAACGATCTTAGGTTTAAGGATAAGTAATTAATATGGTTAAAGTTACTCTACATGGTAAATTAGGAGAAGATATAGGTTCTGAATGGGATCTAGATATATATAGTGTACAAGAAGCATTTCGAGCTATAGAAGCAAATACTAAAAAATTAAAAAAATGGATGTTCAATGAAGGATCTCAATATTCTATATGTATATTTATAAATAAAAAACCAATTTCTTTTAAAGACAAAGATAGCATAAAATCTTCTGAAATTTTTTGTATTTTTGGTAATCAATTAAAATCTATAGATATTATACCAGAAATCGAAGGATCAATTACTCTTCCTAGTTGGGCTCAACCATATGTTGCTCCAGCTGCAACGATTCTTGGTGGAGCAGCCGCAATAGCAGGAGGGGTTTATTTAGATAATGAATTTTCTCCCTTTTTAGTAAATGCAGGAATTGCTTTAGTATCAGCAGGAGTTACAAATTTATTAGCAAAACCACCGCCAAATGTTCCATATCAAGCCCAACAAGCCACAACAGCTACCCAAGGAGCGATAGGGCAAAATGGAGGCCCACAATCTTATTTATTTAATGGTCCAGTTAATATTGCAGGAGAAGGTGGCCCAGTTCCAGTTGGATATGGACAATTAATGGTTGGAAGTAATGCAGTTAATGTTTTTTATGAAAATATTTATCTTACAAATAAAAGGAGCGTTTTTACTGATTCCACTGATCCTAGATTTTTACAAGATACATTTGACGGATATCAGTTTCCATTTAATGAGCAAATGATGCTTATTAGCCAAAAGGCGGGATATAACGTTTAATATATGCCTGGAAATCCAAATCTTAATAGCGAAGGATACGAAGGAATTGATTATGTCAATAATATGGGCATAATGTGGGGAAATTCTGATATACCTGATACTTTTGCTGCAAGACATTTTGGTGGTGGACATAATTTAAATTTTAGTGGGACTGATTGGTGGGGAGCAAATAATTTTAATACAACTCTTAGCTATGGATGGAGTGGAATAGTAGCTCCAAGATCAATCATAATAGATCTTACTGGTTCTATGTGGAATGGAAGTGGAACATTGAATGCTTGGCCAAATAACAGTTTTTTTACTACAGGAGCCACGAGAATACATTATGACACCAGAAGAGGAGCTGGCAATCCTGCAGATGAAGTAGGAAGATTTTGGCCAAGTGGAAATGCTTTAAATTATCAAAGATTATATCATACTGGCGCGCCTATGTTAAGAACGCTATATACAATACCAGATAAAGTTGGATATAGAGAATTTCAAAATGTAAAACCATCTAATTTAAATGATATATCAATTTCAACCTCTCAAAATGTACATATCTTAGATTTAATTTCCGAAGGACCAATAGAAGGTCTTGTTACAGGAATATATAGTTATAATATTAGTGGAAAATCAGCAGGAGATGTTGGTTATACTTCATATACCTTTAATCCTTACAGCACTCAAAACGCTGGAAGAGTTTCATCAATATTAGATCCAACTTTGATTATTCCTCCAGAAGCAAGATCAATATTTTGGAATGATACCCCAGTTGCAACAACTGATGGACTTTTAAATTTTAGATATACAAATTATAAATTTGATTATGGTTCTACTAATAATCATACAATTTCTAGACCAAATATCAGTTTATTTGAAGATAGATTTCATTATGATGGATATCAAGTAGATCAAAATAGAGTTCCAGTACTTTCCGCTCTTACTACGAATGTTAATGAAAGATTATATGGACCATTTTTCTTTAGCGGGGTAGTTTCTGGATTAATACCTCAGAAAAAATATTATGTATATAATACAGATTTAGATGCAATAAAAATTACATATAATGTCAATAGTTTATTTTCTACTATTGTGTCTGGAGATTTCGCTGGAACTGTAAATAAAGATGAAATTAAAATGGGCGTAAAATTATACAGAGTATTTTCTGATAGAAGAGAGGCTTTAGCTACTACAAAATATATTCAAACTAATCCAGAAAAATGGGCAAGTGATAGTTTTATTATAAGAGGTAAATTAACTAACCCAGCTTTAATGCATTATACTTTCTGGCTTAGATCTTATGCAGATAATGGATTTTTAGTTGAAGTTCTTCCAGATCAAATTGGTTGGGCTGTGGAAATACTAAAAATAACAGCAGAACTCTCTCAAGGCTCTAGATCGAATACAACTTTTGTAAATAGTATCACAGAAGTATACGCTAATAGATTCACATATCCTAATACTGCTATGATGTATAATGTTTTTAATTCAAAATATTTTGCAGAAATACCAACTAGAAAATATAAAGTAAGACTTTTAAAAGTTAAAGTTCCAATTAATTATGATCCAATTGGTAAAAATTATAGTGGCGCATGGAATGGGCAATTTAAGTTAGCTTGGACAGATAATCCAGCTTGGTGTTTTTATGATATTATTACAAGCAATAGATTTGGTTTAGGAAAATATATAGATCCTACTTTAGTGGATAAATGGTCATTATATGAAATATCTCAATATTGCGATCAATTAGTTCCAGATGGTTATGGTGGATTAGAGCCAAGATTTACATGCAATTTATTAATGACAGCCAGAGAAGAAGCTTATAAAGTATTAAATGATATGGCTTCAATTTTCAATGGATTAGTTTATTATAATGCTGGACAAATATTTGTAAGTCAAGACAGACCAAAAGATGCAATTTATACTTTTAATACTAGTAATACTGTAAATGGAGAATTTAGATATTCAAATAGTTCAAAAAGAGTTAGAAGATCAGTTGCATTAGTTAGATTTAATGATGAAAATAATAATTATTTACCAGCAATAGAATATGTAGAAGATAGAAATAGCGTATTAAAATATGGAATTAGAGAAGTAGAAATCACATCTTTTGGAGGGACAAAAAGAAGTCAAGCAAAAAGATTAGGTAAATGGTATTTAACTAGTGAAAATTTAGAAACAGAAACTGTAAATTTTGATGTTGGATTAGATGGAAATTTTTTAAGACCAGGAGATATAATAAATATTTATGATCAAAATAGAAAAAATAGAGTTTTTGCTGGAAGAACTTTATCATTTAATACTGGCGAAGCAATTTTAGATGTTCCATTTAATGCTGAAACTTTATTTGCATTTACTGGAGTAGTAAATCCAATTTCAATTAATTTTTTAACGCCAACGTATAATTTAAATTATGGTACATATTTAGGTAATCTTTACATAACTGGATTTCCTGATCAAGTGACTTCTAGTGGTATTTCTGGAATTAACTCTGATTCATTAAGAAGATCTCAAATTCAACAATTAACAATATCAGATCCTAAAAATTATGCTTCGCAAGGAACAGGAAATTATACTGGATTTTTAAAAATTAATTTTCCTTCTGGATTAGATGGTGTTAATTATATATTACCTCAAAATACTGTTTGGACAATAGATTTCAATGCAGCCTTATATAGCGGATCTAATCTCGGATTAAATAATAGATATAATATAAATAATCCACAAAATTTACTTTATCCTGGTTGGTATCTAGAAGGCTATCTAAATGATTTAAAAGCGTACAGAGTAGTTGATATAAAACATCGAGAAGAATCTATTTATTCGATTACGGCATTAGAATATACTCCACAAAAATATACTGATATTGTTACTGGAGAATCTTTAATATCTGTTCCTACAAAAATACCAGCCCCATTATCACCATCATTATCGCTTTCAATTTTATATAGAGATCCTACTAATGCTTATGGGACAGGGGGTAATCCGCCAGCTTACACAATAAATAAAACTGGAATTAATTCAATTGCCTACGCAATAACCCCACCTTCTAATTCTGGAGTAGTTTCATATTATAATATATATAGAAAAACTGATGGCAATTTTACAACCCCTATTCAAGTTCAAGATTTATTTGATGTGCAAAATTATAATTTAAAAAACCAA